CGCCGAACACCCCTCGTCATTAAATGACGAGTTAAAAGAACACTTCCTGCAAACCAAGTTTGCAGGTGGTCTCACTCGTTGGAGCAGAATTCCCAGATCTCTTCTAAAGAGAGCTGGCCTTGACCACAGAATAGAGCCTAAGGCCTTATCAAATTATGACAACAATCAAATTGTTGCCATATTTTTGGCAAATCTTTGGTTCAAGGCAAGTGAAAACATGATCAGAAAGTTGAGAGATTGTAATAATCCTCATAAAACCGCCCAAAGGTGGTTGGATACCGCTGATGGAATCGTAATGCCCTATCTCTTAGAGACAGAGCAAATCGATAACTCAGTGGTAGACGATCTGACCAAGTTCGCACTGGAAAACTGCGCCAACAATTACGCACACTTCATTTCGCGACTCAAAAAAGTTAAGAAGTTGATCCGAAAGAGCTCAGCCCTTTCGGAACCACTTCCCACTATGAGAGACATGGGTACATATTTAAAATATTACCGCATGTTCTCCCCCCAAGGAGGAGATTACGAAGAAGTCACGCACGTGTCCATATGGTGCCAAACTCGGGCAACCGGCTTAGCCGATACCGAGATGGCTCTAAACTCTCTAAGAAAGTTTAAGAGGACCATACTTGAACCTGAGAATGTGAAGCATACTGTCTTAGACAGTTATGGAACCTCTATGAATGAAGCCACTAAGTGTTTCAAATCAGCAGAGGGCCATTTTGCTCACCTTTCTGCGGGGCCTAAGGCCTCTTTAGAAAGTCCTCAGTCAAAGGGAGGACATACTGCGTGGATGTGCAGTATTGTGAAGACCAGAGCTGCCAGGTATCATTACGATCCTGTAACATTCGAGAAGACTGAAAGAGCACAGCCGCAGATCAGATCTGCGGAGGCCATGACTGACTATTGCATTGATTGGGTTATGTCTAACCCAATCGCCGCAAGAACAGTCAAGGTTCATACAGTGCTTGAACCATCAAAGGCAAGGGTGATAACTATATCTCCCTTTGAAGTCAGTAGGATAATGGGAATAATAGCCCACATCCTGTCTCCTTGTCTAAGACAAAGGTACCAGACTAGGTCTGGTATGACTAAAGATCGCCATTTATGGAATTTCCTTAAAGAGCTTCATCCTTCGGATCAAGCTTGGGGGAAGATCAAGGGCCAAGACTTTTCTGTACTAAGTACGGATTGGTCTGAAGCCACCGATCATTTCTCCCACGTCACAGCCAAAAGGTTGTGGACGCATATTCTCAGACAATGTTCTGAAATAAAGGATTTTCCAATAGAACTCGCAGTACTCGCGGCACGTCTACATACCTCTAAGAGGTTTGTAATGTACCGGGAGTCCGATAACGAAGAATACCAAGTACTCTTAAGTCAGCGAGGTCTATTTATGGGCGATTACCTTACGAAGGTTCTACTAACAGTCCACCAAGATGTCTGTGCACGACAAGCTAAGCTTAGCGTGTACAGTATTGTCGGTGACGATTTTACAGGTTGGGAAAAACCTGGACAGCTCGAAGTATATTTAGGGTGTGTCAATGAGACTGGTGGCCTAATATCGGTGGAGGACACATATATTTCTAAGAAATTTATGTTCTACTGTGAAGAGATTTCTCTTGTTCCTAAGGAAACAAGGGAACTCCCTGCAGTACAGATGAAGAGGGATACGGATATCCTCTCTTACATTGACACTCCACGGATCAGGTTACTAATCCCGACCAGTACTGAAACCCAAGGTTTTAGTGATGTTCAAATCGGACGATTCTCACTTCTCGGAAATGAGACTTTATATGTTCATAGGACCCATGAGAGAAAAGTTCCTCTCTTTGAAAGAGCTCAGCTCCTTCAACACCTCCATCTTCCTAGGGATAAGGACACTATGTGTCCTTATATCCCTATGGAAATCGGGGGTGATGGATCCTATACTAACGACGTGGACTTCTTTAAAAGGGTTATTTCGATTAAATCGAAAAACCCTTCAGAAGTTTATTTCCAAATGTCTAACATTTGGAACCACGAAGTTGCATTTAAAGCGTCCGTAAAAGAATACCACAATGTGATGACCCACCGCTATAGGGTTAATCTTCCCTCAATTGAGGCCTTGAAGAGGTATTTACCTCCTCATGTCGTAATCGACATCACGGAAGAGAACTCCTCCCTGAGGAGTCTTAACGTGAAGGGCCTTATCGAAACCCCCCAGAAAACAATTTTCCGGATGGTCAAGAAGGAGTATTTTAAAGCCGTTTTAAACGGTACTCCTTTTGAGGACCTACCAAAACTAAAGGAATTTCCTCTTTCCCAACCTAAGTTGGGAAGGACAGAAAATCCTTATGTTCATGTAGGTAGCTTTCTAAGCCATTGGAAGAACCCTGGTTTTAACTTTAAGGACAAAGACTCGTACTTAGTACGGGCAGATTTGACCCCACAGTTAGACCATATGCGGCTCCCTTACAATTTCTCAATAAGGCAAGAGGAAGGTAGAGCATCTGAAATGGATTTGTGGCTCCAAGAGCTTACAAGTAACATATCAGATCTCTTTCAAGGAAATAAATTCCTTGACCTTCTTCTAAGACGTGATAATCTTCCAAAGAAGATTGACACGCGCCTACACCTTTTTATAGAATCTGATTCTATAATAAAGGAAAGATTTGCTAGGAGTTTTGGGTCGGTGGACCTCTCGGAAAAGAAGCTTGTGCTTCTTATTTCAAAAGATTAT